CCCGCCGCAGCTGCGGGAGCTGGGGATCTATGGCGAAAAGGCCTGGCGGGATAAATACGGGCTGTACATCAGCCGCGACTATTCCAACCTGCGCAGCAACGATTACTGGGTGTCGGACAGCCACACGTTCGACGTGCTGAGCAAAGCCCCGGGCGGCAAGCCGCGCAAGCTGTACTTAACGGCGTTCATCGACGCCCGCAGCGGCATCTATACGGGCTGGTACGTAACGGACAATCCCTGCGCCCAGGCAACGCTGTTTGCGCTGCGGCGCGGCATCGAGCGGCACGGCATCCCGCGGAAGATCCTGAGCGACAACGGCCGCGAGTTCCTGACGCGGGACGTGGGCGGGCTTGGGCACAGGGCCAAGAAGCCGAAGCCGGGCGCGCCTGTGGACCCGCCGCCCATCTTCAAGAGGCTGGGCATCCAGCTTGTGTGCGCAAAGGTGCGCAATGCCCAGGCGAAGCCCATCGAACGGAAGTTCCTGGATATGAAGGGCCAGTTCAGCACGCTTTGGGAAACGTTCACGGGTGGCAACCCGACGGAAAAGCCGGAATGCCTGAAAAAGGTGCTGAAGCAGGGGCATGTGCCCACGGACGAAGAGTTCGTTGAGGCCGTGGATACGCTCATCAGCGGATACTTCAATATGCGGCGGTACAGCGGCCCCATTGCGGAGGACCGGGAGCTGAAGCGGATGGACGTGTTCCACCTGCGGATGGGCAGCGAGCTGGTGAAGCCCGCGTCCAAGGAGGACCTTGCGCTGATGATGCTGCGCTCGACACGGCCGCAGACGGTTGGGCAGCGCGGCGTACATGTAACGGTGAGCGGCGTGCGGTTCGAATACTTCACACCGGAGTTTCTGTGGGAATACGCGGACAAAAAGGTGTATGTGCGGTATGACCCCGACCACCTGCAGACCTGCCGTGTGTATACCAGCCCGGATGACCGGTTCATCTGTGAGCTGCCGCTGGATACAAAGCTGACCGTGGACTTCGACGGCAGCAGCGAGGATATTGCCCGGGCCATGGCCGTGATCAACAAGCAGGCGCGCATGACAAAGGCCGCGCTGAAGGATACGCGTGTTGAGGGTATCGACCGCCGGACGATGCTGGAACTGAAGCTGGGGGCGGCCCGGCGGGAACAGGAAGAATATGTGCCGCCTGCGACCAAGACGCCGATCCGGATGAAGTATTCGGATGAAAAGCAGGCTGAACTGGACCTGCGGCTGGCGGTGGGCCAGGTGGATATGGGACAGATCAACCGAAACCGAATGATGATGAAGGGAGAAACAGACGATGGAGACGACTGGTAAAACGTATGAATACGATGAGGCGCTGCGGGCGCGGACAGAGGCGTATACCGATAAGGATACCGGCGCGATCTCGCGGAATCTTCTGGGCAAGCGCATCGGCGTGAGCGGTGCGAGCGTCAGCACGTATGTGAACCGGAAAATGGCCTGCAGCCCTGAAAATATCGAGGCCAAGCTGCGGGAGTACTTCCGGCAGGAGGACGAACGCGAACAGGCAGCCGCCAGAAAAGAGGATTTCCAGCTGGACACCGGGTACAAGCCAACCTCCGTTTCCGAGGATGCGTACCAGACCATCCAGCACGCACAGCAGGAACGGAAGCTGGTGATCCTGCACGGAGACCCGGGCGTGGGAAAAACGCAGGCAGCGCTGCAGTACTGCCGGGATAACCCGAAGAGCACGGTGTACATCCGCATTCAGGCACATAAAACCAGTATGGCGGGCGTGGCGTCCATGCTGTGCGACCGGTTGGGCCTGCCGCAGACGGGCGGCAGCGAGAAGATGTGGGATGCGATCCACGCGCGGCTGATAAATACGAACATGCTTATCATCGTGGACGAGGCACAGCTGCTGAAGCAGAACGTACTGGATGAGCTGCGGCAGTTCCCGGACGGCGATGAGCTGGAGGGCATCCCGGGGAACGGCGTGGCGCTGATCGGCAACAGCGAGCTGTACGAGCGCATCCGGCGCATTGAGATCCGCAAGCAGACGCGCTCCCGAATGGCCGTGCAGCGCGCGTACCGGACGCGGGACCTCACGAAGGAGGACGTCCAGATGCTGTTCCCGCAGTTCACGGGGCCGGAGCAGAAAAAGGAGCTGAAGCTGCTGGCGGATATCTGCCGTGCGAGCAGCAGCGACATCCGCATGGCGAAGAACATTGTAGACCTTGCCGCCGGGGCCGGAGACCTGAGCTATGAGGGACTGCTGCGGGCGGCGGCAAGCACTCCGGTTGGGATGATTTGACCGGTATTTAAACAGGGATTCAATGGAGGGTAAAGCGATGCTTAACAGGATAAAAACGGTTGTGACATTCGCGGCCGGAGCCGCGGCAGGGCTGATGCTGGCGGCATGCCTGACGGTACAGGGCTCCCGCCCCGGCGTATTCGGCGGCGAGGCCCTTATCCTGCCGCTGATGGGCCTGCTGCTTTACGTGGGCTATGAGACCGGGCGGCTGTCCACGCTGGCGCAGGCGGAGCAGCGGCGGCGCAGGCGCAGGGCCGGGCCACCGTACCGGGTGGAGCATGGGGACGAATAAGGGATGCAGGATGGTGACGCCTTGTGACCGGAGCTGCCGCGGGCAAAGCTGCTGCGGGTGCTGCAGCTCCCCACCGGGCTTGCACCGGACGGGGACGCTGTGGCAGCCCTATGATGAGGGGTGCTGCCACCGCACGCAGAAGGACCAGCCGCTGGTCTGCATGCATCTGCAAGGCCGGCTGCGGCGGGAGTGGATACAGGATATAGAGGAAAATGAGCTGCGGGTATACCCTCGCTGCTCCGTTGCAATAGAGCATGGAAAGGAGAATTTCTGAATGGTTGATTTCATTGCAACCCTTATCGCCTTTGTTGTGTACTGTGGCTTGTCATGGCTCGTGACCGTAGGAATCATCAAGCTGATCACGCTGTGCTTCGGCTGGTCGTTTTCCTTGCTGACGGCCACGGGCATCTGGCTGATCCTGGCGCTGGCAAGAAGCGTATTCAAAAGCCGGAACAGCGATAAGTAGCCGGGGCCTTCTGGCCCCGCCGTAATGCAGCCGCGCCGTTGGGGCGCGCCGGTCACAAGCCCGGATAGATGCAGAGTGCGGCGAAGGAGGTGAAACGGGCCGTGACGAAATATGAGTGGTACAAAGCGCACGGGATATGTCCAACTTGTGGCTGCAAAGATGCGGCCCCTGGACGGGTGCAGTGTCCGGAATGTCTTGAAAAAGAGCGGCTGAAGGCAGTGCAGAGACGGAAAAAGGAAAGCCCGGAACAGAAAGAACGTCATAAACGGCACATCCAGCGTAAAACAGACCTGCTGCACGCCTTCGGTGTCTGCGTAAGATGCCAGCGGCGAGACGTCGCTCCCGGACGCGCACAGTGCGCGTACTGCCTTGCCCGCAGCCGCCGGTATATGCAATCCCGGTTGAGGGAGAAGGGAGTCATGCCGCGGGACATGCTGGGCTGGCCGGGAATATGCAGCCGATGCGGAAAGCCGACAGGCACGCAGGAAGCGCATAAACTGTGCCCCGCATGCCGGGAAGCATCGCAGCGGACCATTGAAATTGCCCGCAGCAGCCGCACGGAAAAGAATTGGTTCGCGCGCACGCACTCGCTCATGGCGTGGGGCAGACCATAAGGAGGTGAAAACAACGGAAAAGCATGAAGAAAAGGCGTCGGAAATTCTGGCCCGCGCCGCAAAACTTCTGAACGACGCCCAAAAAGTATACGATGCGAATTTTGAGCTGATGAAAGAGCAGGACGCCCTGCAGCAGGATCTGCTGCATAAGCTGGAAATCGAAAATCTTACGCGGGATGAGCGTGCGAAGCTGGCCACAGAGCTGCGTGACTGCCGCAGGCTCCGGCGTAAGCACAAGGACGTTGTGGAGGAACTGGAGCCCATTGCAGGGTATTGCGGGACCACAGCCGGCATGCAGGCGGTAAAGCAGTTGTCCCGGTTTGTGGGCGAGCTGCGGAAAGTGGAAAACTACCACCAGAATCGGCACTATGTCCCCAGATCCGGGCACATCAAAGGAGAAAGTCAGGATGCTGAGTGAACAGGAAAAATCTGAAATCCGGGCGTCGTACAAAAATGCGATCGACCCGCGCCAGCACGTGAAAATTTTGATGCAGCTGTATCTGGTGAGCCATGAGGAGATTCTGGACGTACTGGGGCCGCTTTCCAAGTCCGCCCGCCCAAAACCGAACCGAAAAGGCCAGCCGAGACGCATCTACGCGCCGGAGTTCAAGGCAGAGGCAATGCAGCGCCTGCGCTCCGGAGAATCTTTCCGGCGGGTGGCTGAGGATATGGGCGTCAATGTGCGGACCATGGCTACATGGGCCTATCATGTACGAAGGGAGAAAAAAGACTGATGCCAAACTGTAAGTTTTGCGGTAAACCCGTAATATCCGCGCGCGTGATGCACGCCCACTGCTGGGAGATGAAAGTCATGGAGCTGATGGAAACCGTCTGCGACAGCTATTGCCGCTGGCCGCTGGAGTGTAAGAGTTCCGAAGAACTGGAAGAAAAGCACTGTGCTGACTGTGTGCTGATCCAGGCGCTCAACCTCGGGCTGTGAGTGTTGGAAAAGGCCCCGCATACGCGGGGCCAAGGCTCTTCACGGATAAAATATCCGGATAGGCGATTCATCGGGATGCAAACTGTTCCACATTTCGACAATATCCAGCGGCATCAACCGGAACCCCTTTTTAGAAATACATACACCGTTGCCGAGGTCGGTCAGCACTTTGTAGAGCACCACGACCGCACCGCGCTGCAGTCCGGAGATCCACTGACGGATGACAAGAGCTTGAAGATCGGATACGGCCTGTTGTTTGAGCCAACCTGTTTGCATCGTCGAATCACCATCCCGCTCCACAACACGTCCCATAAGAAGGTCGTAAACAGCCGGGTCAAAGTCCTTCCCTGCATTCCAGTCGTCCACGAGCTTTTCAAGCGTGGCGCGTGTCTGCTCCGGGTCGGCAGCATACGCTTCATGGAGTACGCTTTCGCCCGCGCATTCGTCAATCATGGCACTGAGTTCGTCAACTGTCATAACATCTCTCCTTTTCTCATGGTTCTGTAAAGAGCGAATTCGTTCCGATCCGGTTACACATGCGGGGCCGCGGCCCAGGAGGGCCGGCGTGGCCGGTCGTAACGGCAGCCCCGCACCAAAAGCCCTGCCCGGAGAACCATCCAAGCGGGGCTAAAGAAGAAGTATGGAGCTGAAAGGATTTAAGGCTCCACACGTACAGGATACCACGGCCCGGCGGCCGTTTCAACTCTGTTTTTTAGGAGCGTGATAGGATTGACCATTCAACAGTGGCGCAGCCTGCGCCGCAACCGGAGATGCAGGTACTGCGCATATGTCCATACCGTTTATGGCCGGGACGGGAGCATCTGCTTCTGCCGGGCAAAAGAAAAGCTTGTGTATGAGGGTCTGCCCCGCTGGTTCTGTCCGATATACACAGTGGAGGATTCATGATGACATTAAAAGATTGTACTAAGGCGGAACTACTGTGGATCATTGACCGGCTGCGCAATCGTGGTTTGTATCGGCTGGATACTATCATCGCCATCGCTTTGAACGATCTGGAATATCAGCGTGAGCAAAAGAAGCTGGATGAAGCCGACCGATTGAATGAGGAGTCCGCACGACTTCGGCAACAGGCGGCGGAGCTGCTGACGCCATACGAAGGCAAGCCTATCCTGGACATCCCGGCAGACGTGCTTGACCATGCGTCTGCCATCCTTGAGGAAGCGCAGGCACTGGAAGAGAAGTGGAACAGACTCATGAAGGTGTGAAAGGAGTGTTCTATACCATGGAACAAATAAACATGACGAAATATCTGCCCTGCACCACCCGTCTGGTGGGTGGCACACTGTACATACTGGACGGCGAGGGGCGTGTGCAGCGCCGCCTGGACCCGCTGCAAACGGCCATCGAGTGGTTCCAGATGAGCAACGACGCCTTCTATGCGCGGTACGGTGTGAACTGGATCCCGAAGGAGCCGTACTATTCGCAGGCGCGCCGGATGGTGCATTCGGGAGATGGCCGCCATGCGTGAAGTTATCCGGGGCTGTGCCCCGGCCGTAATGCAGCCCCCTGCCCGATTGGGCCGGGGCCGGTCCCAAGCCCGGAAAATGCAGAGGGCGGAATTTTGAGAAAGGATGTGGATACATATGGCAAGGAAAAAGCTGCACCGGGAGCCTGTGCTGAAGGACTGGGCGGAAGTGAACGACGCGCTGCGCAGCATCCACGAGTACGAGCACGCGCTGACGGAGATGGGCGTGGATATGTCGCGGCGCATCGACGCCGTGAAAGCTGAATACACCAAAAGCGCGGAGCCGCTGCAGAAGCGTGTCAAACAGCTGGAAACGGACGTTCAGGAGTATGTGGAGGCGCACCGGGAAGATATGGCCGGGAAAAGCCGCCAGCTGACGTTTGGGCGTGTAGGCTTCCGGCAGTCCACGCGGCTGATTTTGGCGAATGCGAAGGTGCCGCAGGCCATCGCCACGCTGCTGGCCATGGGGCGCAGGGAGCTCGTGAAGACGGAACAGAAACTGGACCGGGACGCTCTCAAACAGCAGCCGGAGGAAGTTCTGGAGGCTGTGGGCGCGTATCTGAAAACCACGGATGAATTTTTCTACGACACGGGCGACGCCGTGCCGGAGGAGTAACAAGGAAGGAGGAGCAGCTATGGGTGCTCGGAGACAAGAAAAAGACGGGATAAAATATATCTATGCGCTGGGCCGCGAGTTGGGTTTGTCCGATTCAGCGCTGGGCCGCGAGTTGGGTTTGTCCGATTCAGCGCTGGGCCATGACGATGATCTGCATATTCTGGTGGAAGGCGTCACCGGCTGCTCCTCCATCAAAGAACTGTCGGCGGCGGAGCAGGACGCCGTCATTCATGAGCTGCTCCGCCGCAAGGCTGCGGCAGCGCCGGAGACGCTGCACAGGAGCAAAAAGCCGCGTCATTACAATGAAATACCGGGCCGCATGACGGCAAAACAACAAAAATACGCCTGGTTTCTCATGAGTGAACTTGAAAAATATGACCCAGCCCCTGATGGTATATCGCTGCGCTACCGTCTGAGCGGCCTCATCGTAAAACAGTTCCACATGACCAGCTTCCCGGAAGATCCTTTCCGGTTTCTGACCTGTGCCCAGGGTGCTGCCTTGATCAACGGCATCAAGCGGATGGCCGAGGCTGCCGAGCTGAAATACCTGCACAGCGACCGATATCGCCGGGATGTTGAGGCGGTGCAGCATGAATGTTGAGCTGCTGGAACTGCTGGAGCTGGACGACTTGCAAGGTGAGGTACGTGAGCTGGCGGAGTGTATTGGAATGGAAGCTTTCCGGCGGCTGCTGGAACGTTATGGCGGTACCGGAAAAATGTATATCCCACAGCCGGATAAGGTAGTGATCCCTGTGCGTGATGTGCTGATTCGCCGGGAGTACAACGGATACAACACCTATGAGCTGGCGCGCAAGTGGAATCTGAGCGACGCATATGTACGGCAAATCGTCAAGGATAAAGCGGCAGAGATCCGCCGGGCACCACCGGATGGGCAGCTGACATTTGACGACCTCCCGCAGAAAATTGGGAGAAATAGTTCACCTGAACAGTCTATAAAAGATAAGGTATGATGAACTCACAACGAGGGCATCGTGCCTTATCTTTTTTGTATTTACGGAGGAACCGCAATGACGTTCGACGCCGGAACCTGGTGGCTTCTGACAGTCATCGTAACAACGGTGGTAGGGCTGGTGGGCTTTTTGTTTGGCCGCTCGGTGTTTCGGCAACTGGATGAAAACCGGGCAGATATCAAAGAAGTGCGCGAGAACTATACCCCGCGCACCGACCACCAGAAGGACCTGGAAGCGGTGCGGCGCGAAATGAAGGAAATGCGCACGGAAATGCGGACGGAGATCCGGCAGATGAGCGACGATGTGAAAGACATCAAGGAAAATTGTATCCGGCGCGAGGAATTTGTTTCGCACCAGCTGAAGCTGGAGAACAAGCTGGATCGTCTGATGGAGTTCATGATGAAGCAGGGAGGCAACTGAGATGGACGAAAATGAACTGCGCCGAAAGATGCAGGCCGGAGAGCTTGCGGCCAATAACGGAACTGTGATGCGCACACTGGCCATCGCGGGCTGCGATTTCAAATTTTTAAAGCTGAAGAGCCTGCTGCTGGCGCTGGCGGGCGGCATGGACCGGATGGCGCTGTGCAGCAGCATCAACTACCTGGCGGACAGCGGATACCTGCAGGTGCGATGCATCGAGGACAAGGCTCCGTCCAGCGTTTCGGACGCAGAGCTGGAGGAACTGGAGGTCAAGCTGACGCCGCGCGGCATCCAGCTGCAGCGCTGCGTGAAGAAAGACCCGCTGGTGGATATGTAGGAGGGCTTGAGGATGCGCGGAAAAAACAGGAGCCGCAGCACCATATCACAGCTGCCGCCCGAGGTCCGCGACGTCGTGGATGAGATGGTGAAAGCGACGAACACCTGCACGCTCGCGGATATTCAGAAGTATCTGGCGAGCCTGGACGTCACACTGAGCCTGCAGGCAATCAGCACCTACAGCAGAAAGCTGCTGGCCTCGCTGGAGGATATCCGTGTGACAAACGAGCGGATGAACGCCATGGTACGGGAAGCGGCGAAGTATCCGGAGCTGGATTTTTCCGAGGTGACCAACCGAGTGGCGGGCCAGAAGATTCTGGACGCCATCCTGTCGAAGCCGGACGAAGAGTGGAACGATATCGCGCTGGATAAGCTGCTGCGGGAGATGAACGCGCAGACAAAGGCCGTGGCGTACGCCCGCAGACTGGATATTCAGAGCAAGGATGACACGCAGGCTGCCATGGGCGAGCTGAAGGCGGAGTTCTTCTCAGCCCTCGGCACGGAACATCCGGAGCTGTACCGCCAGCTCATTGCGGCGCTGGAGCGCCGGCAGAAAGGGGCGCAGCGCGGATGAAATGGTACGTCCTTCAGGTCATGACCGGAAGCGAGCGGGACGTATGCACGGCGCTCCGGCGCAAAGGTGTACAGGCCCGCGCTCCGGCCCAGCGGATGGAGATCCGGCGGCGGGGCCAGTGGCAGACCGAGGAGCGGCTGCTGCTGCCGGGATATGTGTTCGTAGGCGCGGACTACAGCGCGGCGTTGTTCCATGTCGTTTCCCCGGTGTACGGCGTTATCCGCTGGCTTGGGCTTCACTGTGGAGAGCCGCAGGCGCTGGACACACGGGAGGCGCTGCGGTGGCGGCTGGACAGCGAGGAAACGCTGGAACCCAGCCGGGTGCTGTTTCGTGCGGACGGCACATGGCATGTGCTGGACGGGCCGCTGGCGGCGTTTGCAGGCTGCCCGGTACGGATGGAGCGGCGGCAGCGCCGGGCGTATGTGACGGCGGAGCTGGGCGGCGCAGCCCGGCGGGTGCGGTTCGGCGTTATCCCCGTGACAGAGGGCGGCGGACCATGAAGCGGAGGCAGGACCCGCGGCGGGAGCTGGCACGGAAGATCTCCGGCGCAAAGCTGAAGGAGCCGCCGGAGTTGTGCAAACGGTGCGTGTGGGCTATGCATGAGAGCGGCTGCCCTGTCTGCCCGTTTCCCCGCTGCGTGCGGCGCAGCACCTCGAGAAATGTGGAAAAGTTGAAACAGATATGAAAACTTGTTGAAAGCATATTTTTAAACACCTGTTAAGAGAGCGTTTAAACACGTACAAGAAAACCATGAAAGCAGCGGGGTCGATTCGTCCCCCGCCCGTGGCCATGGCGGGCATAGAAGGGGATAAACCGGGCGGAAACGGCCGGATGGCGAAGCATGCCCGGCGAAAATCCACCCCTCTTGCCTGCCGTGACACGGAACACTGTTTAATTTCCGCTGTATGCCGTTAAAAAACGTTTAGGAGCCCCGGGCCGCCCATGCGGACGCCTGGGGGCCTTTTTTCGTTACAGGCGAAATTTGGGGCCGTTGGCACGGCCCGGGAAGGAGCGTATCGTGGGCCGCACACAACAGAGCAGTATAAAGGCTCTTTTGGAGAGCATTGAACAGGCGAAACAGAAAAAGGAATTTAACATTTTAAAAGATTTAAAAACGCTGCGCGACGGTTTCGGAAAAATACAGAAACGCGATTACCTCGCGCTGATCGACAAGCTGATGGAAAAATACAGCACGGACGAAGCGGCGGCGATCCACGCAGCGGTGATGAAGAAGGTGCAGGCCGGAGACCTGGACGCCATCCGGCTGTGGAACGAGATGCAGAAGGAATCCGGCAGCGGTGTGGCGGAGGTGCATATCATTGATAACTTCTGAACGCGCCATTCTTGAGGTGGACCTGAACAACGTATTGGGCGAGGCTTTTCAGGAAAGCCACCGCGCGATCAAAAACCGCACGGTACACACGGTGGTGGAGGAAGGCGGGCGCGGCAGCCTGAAAAGCTCATTTTGCAGCGTGGAGATTGTGCTGTGGCTGCTGAAGTGGCCGCAGAGCCATGCGCTGGTGATGCGGCAGATGGGAAACACGCTGGAGGACAGCGTGTACTCGCAGATGCTGTGGGCCGTCGCAAAGCTGGGGCTGTCGGAGCATTTTCTGGAGAAAAAGAGCCCGCTGCGCCTCATTTACAAGCCCACGGGCCAGACCATCTATTTCCGCGGCCTGGACGATGAGATGAAAATTAAGGGTATCAAACCGAAGTTCGGATACATTGGCTGCCTGTGGTTCGAGGAAGCGGACCAGCTTCGCCGGGGCGAAAACGCGGTGCTGAGCGTGAAGCAGTCCGCGTTCCGCGGCTCGGGGAGCAACCCGACCTTAACACTCATCAGCTTCAACCCGCCCGCCAACGCGCGGAACTGGGCCAACCGGTACGCGCGGGA